ACCCTGTTCCTCCATTAATGCAATTACCTTTTCATAATATTTGATATCCCTCTGTGTTCCCGCCATTCTTTTATTGTCACCAGACTCTTCATACCCTTTGTATTGCTCCTTCTTTTTTTCTAAAAGTTTTTCATAATCTTCTTTTGTTCTGATGATTGTTTTATTATCTGATGATAAACTTTTTCTTTCTATGACTAACTTACCATCGTCAGTAACAGATATGGTGGCATCAGAAAGAGTTTCACCGCCCATCACATTTTCCTGTGAATCAATAGTGGATGTTCCTTCTAACTTCTGTTCCTCTTCCTTAATTATTTGTTTCTTTGCTGCTGCAGCTGCAATAGTATCAAGGTTCTTCTCAAGAAGAGCATTTATCTTTGCAAACTTATCTTCCTCTTTCTTTTTCTTTACTTTTTCTTTTCTGTCTTTAAATAAACCTTTTCCTCTAACAAAATCAGATATTCCTTTTGCAGCAAGAACTACTCCACCAGTGATCGCACCGACTGTAGCGACTGCACCCAGAACAGGGCCGACAAATGGTGCCGCCAATGCAGCCACACCAATACCAGCTGCAATCTTTAATATATTACCTACTACTCTCAGAAAACCTCCGCCACCCTTACCACTGGCCAATTTTTCAACAAACTCTGTTGCTAATCTATTTGCTCTTTCAAGAAATTCTATTTGACCAGAATTGGCCATTCTATCCAAAGAATTTCCAAAATCATCAAGTTTGCTTAGTCCACCATCAAATATCTTACTTAAAAACTTTTTAGGATCAAATGATTCTACCTGTTGTTCTATCTTATCCGCTGCACCTGAGATGAATGATTTTACCTCATTCCTAGCCATTCTAGCAATAGATGGCTTTTTGATGGGCGTATCTGCATTTAATGGTAGTTCCAACTGTTTAGGAACATTTAATAAATTATTCTTTCCTTTTGCAGTTGTCTTATTGATATCTGCAAACTTCTTTGCTATAGTCCTTCCTTTTCTACCAATCTTTCTTCCTATAAAGGCATTAGTTCTTCTAACAAGACTATTACCTTTTGTAGCCTTCTTGCCTATGTTTAGTAATCCAGATTTTACTTTAGCCATTGTTTGCTTTTGCTTCTCTAGCTCTTTGTTTTAGTTGTTCTTCTTCAATGTGTAATTTAAGTAGTCCAACATAAATGTCTCTCTCCCAAGGAGGCATATTCTCAATTTCTGTTAGAGAGTATTTATGGTACTGCATGAGAGCGAAATTGATTCGGAAGTATGTCTCAAGATCAACATGAGACATACTTAGACGAAAAAATCCGTTAGCCCCTCTAGTACCACAGTATTTTCTTTCTTAGTGTTGGGATTTATTACTTTTAAAGTATGTTGTAACTTAGGCATAGTCTCAAAAAACTTTTCAATTTTTTGAAAATGCTCTGATGTCAATGATTCGACCCATTCTTTAAGTTCTTTTTTAGTACATTCAGATGCTGAGAACATCTCTTTATCATTATAAACCATATCAATGGATGAAGCCACAACATTAAATGATTTTTCAACCTGATCCTGTTCATCATCTGTGAAGTTAGTTTCTATAAACTGACTCAATGATGGATATTTCATTTTCACAGTGTACCCATCTGATAATTCTACATCAGGCGAGTGATCTTCGGATTTCATAACTTTTATATCATCAATGTTCACAGTTACAGGAACTTCTGTTTTGCCATCATCACCACATGTAACAACAAGTTCAATAGTCTCACCTACAGATTTGGCACGAATATTTAAAAATAAGTATTCAATGTCAAAACTCGGTAGAGTATCAATCTTGATGCCTTTGGTTATAACACATTCTTTAAGAACCTGTTTTACAGCATTAGTAATTTGTTTTTGATCTTGCGATTCAAGTGCTAGTATGAGAATTTTTTCTTCTCTCACCAAAAATGGTCTATACTTTACAGTTTTTCCATTTGATGGCAATGTCAACTCATACTCAGCCGTCGTAATTTTAGGTAAGGGCATAATAAGTAATTATTCGTTATTATTTAGAGGGTCAGCCGAGAGCTGTTTTATTGGCTGGATCTATTTTCTTTTCTTCAGCCATTTGTTCAAGGTCATCAGTCTGTACAACATAGTATCTGTCATATGAAAAATCAACTTGGACTTGTAATACTTGACCATTTCCATAATTCAATGGAATATCCTGTATTGCTATCGGAAATGCGTTTATAAAGTTATAACTCATAACATGACGAGTAGGGCCTTCAAAATCTTTCATGGTAGGTAGTGGACGATTAGCACCAAAATCTGCTGGGTCAAATGTATTAAAATCCTCGTATGGAGAAACACGAGGTTTGTTACCATCTGTTGCCTCTCCTTTTACAAATTTACCAATATCTCTTTCAAACTTAGTAATTTGTATGTCTCTTTTATATTGATTAGGATATCTAAATCTATGAAATCCATTTAATGATCCTGATGTAGGATATCCGCCTGGAGCTCCTTTAGGAAAAGGTTGTCCATCATTGCCTGTGAAAAGAGGATTCATATAGTTAATCCATTCTTGGAATAATCTAAGAGATTTATAATCACTTGTTACATAAAATCCAATAGAAATATCAGTATATTGTCTTTGTGTCGCAAATCTTTCTCGTATTCCCTGTCTACTGCCAACTTCTTGTACAACAGACATACTTGTTCCAGGCAGAGTAGCATCTGTTGCTAGTAATTCAAATCTTCTATGTTTATCTGTATCTCTAAAAACTCCAGAAGTTGTCAACCATGAATCTAAATCTTTGGCCACAAGTTGATTCTTAGAGGCTGTTTGTATTTGAGATAACGTTAATCCACCACCATCTATCGGAAACTGTGTTCTTGGTGTAGGATTTTTAGGAGCTAAATCCATAGACACTTTAAAATAATTAGATAGAGAAGGAGCTCCTAGTGCCTGTTGAAAGTTCTGTAAATCATTAGGGTTCTTTATATCTGCCGACCCTAAATCAACACTTGCACCCAGTGGCCCTACTTTCTTGAAATAATTTTTTATGTGATTTATCCCTGTCATCTAAATAAACATATGACTTACCATACTATGTATAAGGGTTTTTATGGCTTATAAGGGGAAATTCAAACCAAGACATATTAAAAAGTATAAAGGTGATCCCACTCAGATCATTTATCGTTCTCTTTGGGAGAAAAAGTTTATGGAATACTGTGATCTGACAGAGAACATAAGTCAATGGCAGTCAGAGGAATTTTGGATACCATACAAAAATCCTTTAGATAGAAAAATACACAGATACTTTCCAGACTTTTTTATTAAGTATACAGATGCAAATGGAAAGAAAAGATCTGTGGTTATAGAAGTGAAACCCAAGAAACAATGCAAGGCTCCACCAAAGAATCCCAAAAAGAGAAATAAAGCGTGGGCCAACAGTGTTCAAACATGGGTTATAAATGAAGCAAAGTGGAAAGCAGCAGAACAATACTGTGCTGATAGAAAATATGAATTTAAAATCTTAACAGAAGACGATTTAGGTATCTCACATGATCGCAGAAGATATTAAAGAACAAGCTGGTGCTGGTAGAAGAACTAGTGCTTGGTACGCCAATGCTCTAGAAAATGCCTTAGCAAACTTACAAGAGGAGGATTCGGATACAATAGACACTGGTGGCATCACATTAGGATCTTTATTCTTCTTCTCATATAGCGTGGCATATCCAGAAAGATATCCATTTTGGGATATTCAACCGTTAGCAGTGGCTCTAAGATTCGATGGTGATGGGTTTCTAGGATGTAATTTACATTACATTAATCCAGATTACCGTGATGCAGTTGCAGAAAGCTTACTAAATAGCGGTGGCGGGTCTGTCGTACCTAAAAATAGCATACACAAATACCTGTTTTCTGGAATGGGTACTCTATATAAAGTTCCTGATGATGAAGATTGGGGTAGTATAGCACTACTTCCCACAGAAAGATTTATTAGTAAATCAGGCAGAGCATATCCCAAAAACAGAGCATTCAACTGGAGGAAATAGTGGCAGAAGAACAAAACATAGTAGAAGGAGCCAATCTTGGGGACGGATTTAGTTATGATGAACTAAATCCTAAGATAGATGCTCTTAGAGATTTAACAATAGAAAGTGCTGACCTACCAGATACTAATTTTGAGAGTAATAGAGTTAGTTACAGAGTTTTTTACAGTGCAGATGGTCAATCAGTTAAGGTAATGCCTGTTGACAATAACGGTCAAGTTGCGGCTGGTGCTGAACCAATATATGAGAATGGAAAATGGTATACAGATAGGATGGAAGTTAAATTATCAAAACATCCTAGAAATGGTAAGATAACATATGGCCCTTTCCTAAACGAAGAAGAAAGAGAAAAAATCAACAATACCATAAAAGATGGAGTAACTGCATATTCTCAAGCTACTGGTACGCCACTTCCTAAATTTATCACTCAAGATGGTGAATCTACTAACATTGAGAGTTCAGCAATAGAAAATAGTGAAATAACATCAGGATTGGTGAATGAAAGTTCGAGTGTTGAACAATCAAATTTTTATCAGAATACTGAAAATAATAACAACTCGAAAACTAATAAAGGAGATGTTCTAATATTTGGTAGTTACAATGATGTAAATAGGAACAGGAAACAAGAGGAGGGTTTTGGTAGAAAACATAGTTTATCTGACTATGATGATGCTGCTGATATAATGTTTAGAAAGATAGTTAGATATCCAATAGACATGGCAGACAATATGGATCACATGATGATTCAATGTTATTCTTATCAACCACCATATGCTCCAGCATTTAGAAGAGACTTTGCAACAACAAAGGTAAATTATACTACTAACGATAAGGGGAAAAAAGTTCCAACAACTAGTCCTGGCTTTGGTATACCAAGAACAACTCCTTTTAGAAAGAAATTAGGTGCTGGTATTAAACTTCCTATGCCTAATAATATGATGGATCAGAACCCAAGAAACTGGGATGAAGGATCAATGAATACTGGAGCTATGGCGGCAGTTCAATCATCTAGTAAAAGAGCAGTTCAATCGTTCTTCTCATTTGATATGTTTAATTTTGGTGGATTTTTTAGAAGAAATGCCATAGCGATGGAGAGATTAAAGAGGGAAGCTGGTAGAGCTGATATACTTGCAAGTCAGATTAGTCAGTTGGCTGATAACATGGGTTATGACATACCCCCAGAACAAATACTTTCTAGAAGTATAGGAGTTGTTGCAAACGCAAACACCGAGTTATTATTCAGTGGAGTATCTCTAAGAACATTTGAATTTCAATGGCAGATGAGTCCTAGAGATGAATTAGAAGCAGCAAATGTCAGAATGATTATCCGTGCGTTTAAACAATGGTCTGCTCCCAGAAAACTTAAAAAGATAGACACAGCTGGCACTGGTATTGGCCAGGCTGGTGGGCCATCATTCTTTTTGGGAACTCCTAATATATTCCGATTGAGATATCTCACCAGAGATAAAGAAGATATTATGGGAGTCAACAAATTCAAGCCATGTGCATTGACAAACGTTGCAGTCAACTATACACCAGAAGGCCAATGGATGGCATATGATAGGGGTATGCCTATTTCTGTTGTAATGACTTTATCATTTAACGAACTAGAACCCATATACAACACAGATTACTCATCAGACATTAAAGAAGGTAGAGAGTATATACCAGGCAAAGAAGACAATAGAGGAGATATGTTCCCTATCAGTATTATAAAACAAAATGAACCTCAAAACGCACAGATAGGTTATTAAGATGGCCAGTTATTTTTCTTATTTCCCAAATATAGAATACGTCTCAAGAACTACAGACAGAAGTTCTGCTGAGGAATATATTACTGTAAAAAATATTTTTAGGAGAGCAAAGATTCGTAATGATTTTTACAATGTAGCAACTGCATTTGAAGATTATATGATCATCGCTAATGAAAGACCAGATCAGGTAGCAGAAGCTGTGTATGGAGATCCTCGTTATGATTGGGTTATTCTCACTGCTAATAATATTACAAACATGAGAGAACAATGGCCTCTCAATGCTCAAGATTTCCAAAATTATATTTTAGAGAAATATAAAACTGAAAGTGCATTGGAAGAGATCCATCATTACATAACTGAAATTAGTATTGATAGTAGAAAAAGAATTGTTGTGCCCGAAGGTCTAAGGGTAGATTCTAATTTTAATTCTCAATATCTAGATCAATCTACAAGAGTAGAAATTGATTACGGTGGCACATTAAATGATATAGCTACAGTTGATAATGTAGGAACTGTTAGAGATTCTAATGGTAATATAGTAACTCATGATAATATTCTTCCAGTAACCAACTATGAAT